ATGAAGGCGGGTATCGTCGCGCTCGCGCTGCTGGCCAGCCCCGTGGCCGCCGCAGAGGATCCCCACAGCCTGGCGCTGGCGGCGGGGTACAAGGCGGCGTTCCTGTGTTCCGGACGCTGGAACGCAGGGCAGGATGAAGCCGCCATAACCCGCGATGATCTGAGCGGCATCTACCGCGAATATCAGGCGGCAGTGAGCCGGCTGCCGGTCGTGGTGGATGAGCAGTCGCGAACCGTATCGGTGAAATTTTCGGATTCGCTGCCGCCGCGGCTGGCCGTGTGGCGGCCGCTGCTGGGCTGTGCGCAGTTGCCGCCCGGTGCCGGGCCGGAGGCGGCCAGCGCCGTGCCGCGCCTCACGCCCGATCTGCAGAAGCCCGATCTGGCCGATACCGATGCCATGGCCTGGCCGCTGGGAGACAGGGGCGCGGTGCAACCGGTGAAGAACCGCCGCCAGCGGGCCGCGCTGGAGACGCTGGTGCAGGCAGCGTTCAGCCCGGCCTTTGGAAGTGACCGGACGACAGCGGTGATCGTGCTGAAAGGCGGCCGGATCATTGCCGAGCGTTATCGCGATGGCTGGTCCATGCACACGCCGCAGCGCACCTGGAGCGTGGCCAAATCCCTGGCCGCCACGCTGGTGGGCCGGGCGGTGCAGCTGGGACTGGTGGATGTGAACCAGCCGGCGCCGGTGCCGGAATGGCAACATGCAGGCGATCCGCGGGCGGCCATCCGCTGGAACCAGCTGCTGCGGATGAACAGCGGGCTGTGGACCGCCGGGCCGGGCAACCGCACCGATGAAGCCTATCTGGGCGGTGCCACCGTGGTGCAGACGGCGGCCACCATGCCGCTGGCGCACGCGCCGGGCAGCCATTTCAATTACAGCAACAACGATATCATGCTGGCTGGCCTGGCGTTGTCCCGCACGCTCGGGCCGGGCGCGCTGTCCTTTCCGTTCACCGAATTGCTGTGGAAGATCGGCATGACGCGCACCACGCCGGAGACAGACTGGCGCGGGGATTTCATCCTTTCCAGCCAGGTATGGATGACGGCGCGCGATCTGGCCCGGCTGGCGCTGCTCTATCGCAATGGTGGTGTGAGGGGCAGCGGTGCAAGCGGCGAGCGGCTGCTGCCAGCGGACTGGGCGGCTTATGTGGAGCGGGCCGAAGGTGCGCAGCCGGTATCGGGGCCGGGCTATGGCGCCGGCTTCTGGCGCTGGGGCGGGCAGGGCGGCCATGATCGCGTGCCGCCGCTGCCGGCGGGCACCTATGCGATGAACGGCAACCGCGGCCAGTTCGCGGTGATCGTGCCGGCGCAGGACATCATCGTGATCCGCCGCGGCTTCGATCACATCGGTGCCGGGTTCGACATGCAGCGCTTTGCCGCCGACGTGGTGGCGGCGCTCGCCGCGCCATCGCGATGACGATGGCCCGCGCGCCGGCGAGCGCTGCCCCGACAAGGCCGCAGCCGACCGTGACATCGGTGGGTTTGATGGGGCGGGGTTGGTGGGGCGGGCTTGGTGGGTGGATCGGGATCGCGACCAATAGAGATGCCGCCTCCATCCGGCGCCCCGGTGGCCAGCCCGCATCAGATCGCTGACCAGCTTAATGTGCCATATAGGTTCGTTTATGCTTGACAAGCGTGACGCTTTTGGTTATCAGTGCGGCATGCCTGCGGAATCGGCGAAGCGCCGCAGCGCGGTTCAACGGATGAGGCGGAGGTGCGGTGATGGTGGCAGCCATGGCGCTTGCTGATGGGCCCAAGGCGCGGCCGCGCGAGCGCTATCGATACCGGCCCGGCACTCGCCAGGCCCGCAAGCTGGTGGGCGCGCGCCGCCAGCGTGCGGCCTTTCTCGAACTGCTGGCCCGCCATGGCGATCCGGCCGCCGTTGCCGACATGCTGGACCTGCCGCTGCTGGTGCTGCTGCGCCACCGCGATGCAGACCCGGTGTTTGCCGCCGAATGGCTGGCAGCGGTGGGCTATGCCTGGGAGATGCTGGAGTATCGGGCGCTGGGCGCCCTGCTGAAGCAGAGCGTCAGGGAGGATGGCATCGACACGCGGCTGGCGCTGGCCATTGTTGGGCAGCGCGACAAGGCCGCGCAGTCCGTGAAGAAGGCGTCGCCGGTGGACAGTGCGGCTGTGGCACGGGTGCGCGCCGAGCTTAGGGCACTGGCTGGCTTTGACGCCGGCCAGAGTTGAGAGCCGCGGCCGGCGCAGTCCGGACGACCTCATCCTGATCTGTTTTTCCGGCGCGGGGCGCAGCCGGAGCGCCTGGAGTGTGCGCCATGGCCGATGCGCCCGCCGCGCCGTTGCTGATCGACCTTTTCAAGTCGCTGCCCCAACGGGAGCAGCGTCGTTATTTCAAGCGCTTTGGGGAAGAGACCATTCTCGCTGCGGTGACCGGCAGCAGCCTTTTGCGGCCCGCCCAGCGGCCGCCGCCGGGGGCCTGGGCGATCTGGGTGATCCTGGCCGGACGCGGGTTTGGCAAGACCATGGCCGGCAGCGAATTTGTCCATGCCGCCGCCACGACGTCGCGGCGGCGCATCGCGCTGGTGGCGCCGTCCCTCGATGTGGCGCGGGCCGTGATGGTGGAGGGCGAGTCCGGCCTGCTGGCGCGGGTGCCGCCCGGCGCGACGCTGAGCTGGCAGCCGCACGCCAAGCGGCTGCTGTGGGGCAATGGCAGCGAGGCGCGACTCTATTCGGGGGCGGAACCGGATGGGCTGCGTGGTGGCCAGTTCGATCTGGCCTGGGGGGATGAGTTTGCGCACTGGGCGCGGGGCGAGGCGGCGGTGATGAACCTCAGGATGGCGACGCGGCTCGGCCCCGATCCGCGCATCCTGCTGACCACCACGCCGCTGCCGCTGGACTGGCTGAAGGCGTTGATTGCCGAACCGGATGTCGTGCTGACGCGCGGCGCCAGTGCTGAGAACGCGGCGCATCTGCCGGCGGGGTTCCTCGCCCGCCTCGAACGGCGCTTTGGCGGCACCGCGACGGGCCGGCAGGAGCTGGCCGGCGAGATTGTTGATGATGTGGAAGGGGCGCTGTGGACGCGGGCGCTGATCGAACGGCAGCGGCTGGCCGGCGTACCGGCGGTGCTGCGCGTGGTGGTAGGGGTGGATCCGCCAGCGGCCGGCGGCACCTGCGGGATCGTGGTGGCCGCACTGGGCAGCGATGGCCGTGGCCTGGTGCTGGAGGATGCCAGTGTGACGGCGCAGCGCCCTGAACAATGGGCGCGCACCGTGGTGGCAGCGGCCGATCGCTGGCGGGCGGACCGCGTGGTGGCGGAAGTGAACCAGGGCGGTGACATGGTGATATCGATGCTGAAATCGGTGGACGCTGCGCTGCCGGCGCAGGCGGTGCGAGCGGCGCGCGGCAAGGTGGCGCGGGCCGGGTGTGCCACGCCGGCGTGTTCCCGGCGCTGGAAGATGAATTGTGCGGCCTGCTTGCCGATGGCCGCTATGCCGGGCCGGGCGCATCGCCCGACCGGGCCGATGCCTGCGTCTGGGCGCTGACCGCCCTGCTTCTGGGCGACCGGCAGCCAGTGCCGGGCGTTCGCAGCCTTTAGAACCACAGCCTCAACCCCAGCAGGGGAGATGATGATGCGATTGCCGTTTTTGCGGACCAAGGCGGCTGCCCCGATGGCGGCCGTGAAGGCAGCCGGCCCGCCGGCCCCGCGCATTCCGGCGTGGGCGACGCCCTATGCCAGCGGGGCCGGCGACTATGCCGGGCAGGTGCGGGCGGCGTTCCTCGCCAACCCGGTGGCGGCGCGGGCCATCCGCACCATCATCGAAGGCGCCAGCGGTGCCCCCATCACCAGCGCGCCGGCCGGGCACCCGGCGCTGGCGCTGCTGCGCAGCTGTGGCTTTGGTGCCTCCGGCCCCGGCCTCATCGAAACCCTGGCCGGGCACCTGCTGCTGCATGGCAACGCTTATGTTGACGTGGCCTCAGGCGCCGATGGCCTGCCCGCGGCGCTGTTTGCGCTGCGCCCGGAGCGGGTGAGTGTTGAGGCGGATGGCGACGGCTGGCCGGCAGCGCATGTCTACCGCGTCGGCAGCGCCATGCGGCGCTATCCGGTGTGCGGGGATGGTCAGGCCCAGCCCGGCCTGCTGCACATCCGCAGCTTCCATCCACTCGATGATCAACTGGGTGCCGGCTGCCTTGGTGCGGCAGCCGCAGCGGTGGCGGTGCACAATGCGGCCACCGCATGGAACCGCGCCCTGCTCGACAACGCGGCCAGGCCTTCGGGTGCATTGGTGTACCAGCCTGGTGATGGATCGACATTGAGCCCGGACCAGTTCGCGCGCCTGCGCGAGGAGATGGAGGCGGCCTTTGCCGGTGCCGCCAACGCCGGGCGGCCGATGCTGCTGGAAGGCGGCCTGTCGTGGCAGGCGCTCAGCCTGTCGCCGGCGGAGATGGATTTCGCCGGCATGCGTGATGCTGCTGCCCGCGACATCGCGCTGGCGCTGGGCGTGCCGCCGCTGCTGCTGGGCCTGAAGGGTGACAACACCTACGCCAATTATCGCGAGGCCAATGTGGCGCTGTGGCGGCTGACCCTGCTGCCGCTGCTGACACGCCTGCTGGGGGCGCTTGCCTCCCATCTGGCCTGGTGGTGGCCGGGCCTGTCGCTGCAGGTGGATCGTGATGCCATCCCGGCGCTGGCCGAGGATCGCGAACGGCTGTGGGCCAGCGTGACCGCCGCCGATTTCCTGACCGATGCCGAAAAGCGGCAGTTGCTGGGGCTGGGCCCCATGGAGGGCGCATGACCGGGATCCTGGAAGGGCTGCTGGCCCAGGCCGAAGCGCAGGGCGCGGCGCGGGTGACGCTGCAGGCGATTGTGGAGGAGGCCGCACAGGCCGGGGCGGCGCGTGCGCTCAAGAGCCTGGGCCTGTTGGATGAACGCGCCGGGCATGACATCGGCGAACTGCGCGAGCTGATCCAGGGCTGGCGTGATGTGAAGAAATCCGCGGTGAAGAGCCTTGTCGGCTGGGCGGGGCGCACGCTGGTGGCGCTGCTGCTGATGGGCATCGCCTTCAAGCTGGGGGGGCTGGCCGGGCTGGGCCAGGGCGGGCAGCCATGACCGGCGCCGTGCAGCTGCGCTTTGCCGGTTATGCCAGCGTGTTCGACAAGGCCGATACGGGTGGGGACGTGGTGGCGCCGGGCGCCTTCGCTGAGGCCGCGGCGCCCGTGCCCTTGTTGTGGCAGCATCGCCCGCACGAACCAATCGGGTTCATAGAGAGCCTGCGCGAGGATCAGCGCGGCCTGCGCATCACCGGCAGCATCGTCGCAGTCGGGCGCGGTGCCGAGGTGGCCGCGCTGGTGAAGGCCGGGGCCATTGATGGCCTGAGTTTCGGATACCGGGTGAAGGCCGCCAGCCCGACCCGGAATGGTCGCCGGCTCGAGCGGCTGGAGCTTGTTGAAGTGTCACTGGTGACCTTCCCGATGCAGCGGGAGGCGCGGGTGCTGGGCTGGCAGGAGGAGAATATTGATGCTTGAAGTGAAATCTGATCCGTTGGCCGCGCTGTTCGACGCGGCCGAAACCGCGGCAGCCCCCATCGAGGCGGCGGTGACGCGACCGGCCCTGGAGGCCAAGGCCGCCACCATCACCCCGCCGGCCAAGGGTGGGCTTGGCGTACCGCTGGAGATCGATGCGGTGATCAACCGCGTGCTGCTGGCGGCTTCGCCCATCCGCAGCATCGCCCAGGTGGTGGACATTGGTTCGGCCAGTTATCGTCGGCTGATCACCACCAGCGGCGTGGTTTCAGGCTGGGTGGCGGAAACCGCAGCGCGGCCCGAAACCCAGACGCCCGATTTCGCCGAGATCGCGCCGCCGATGGGCGAGCTTTATGCCAATCCGGCCGCGAGCCAGGCGATGCTGGATGACGCCGGCTTCGATGTCGAGGCATGGCTGGGCGAGGAGATCGGCCGCGAATTCGCCCGCGCCGAAGGCGTGGCTTTCGTGAGCGGCGATGGCATCAACAAGCCGCGCGGTTTTCTGGGCGCTCCCAATGCCGCCACGGCCGATGCGACCCGCCCCTTTGGCACCCTGCAGTTCGTCACGTCCGGCGCGGCCGGCAACTTTGCGGCAAGCAACCCGCAGGATCGTCTGATCGATCTGGTTCACGCGCTGGCCAGCCCCTATCGCCAGGGCGCGGTGTGGGTGATGAACTCGGTGACGCTGGCGCGGGTGCGCAAGTTCAAGACCAGCGATGGTGCCTTCATTTGGCAGGCCGGCCTGGGCCCGGACCAGCCGCAGACGCTGCTGGGCTATCGCGTGATCGAGGTGGATGCCATGCCCGATGTGGCGGCCGACAGCCTGTCAATCGCCTTCGGCAATTTCCAGGCCGGCTATCTGATCACCCAGCGCCCGGACACCACGGTGCTGAAGGATCCGTACAGCAACAAGCCCTATGTCCATTTCTATGCCACCCGGCGGGTGGGCGGCGCGGTGCTGGACAGCCGGGCGATCAAGCTGATGCGCTTCTCCGCCTGAGGCGGGGGCGCGACGGACGGGTTCTGCCGCCAGGGCGGCAGAGTCCCTTGTTGGTTTTGCCGCCAAGGCGGCAGAGTCTCTTCGTGGGTTTTGCCGCCAAGGCGGCAGCGTCCCTTGTTGGTTTTGCCGCCAAGGCGGCAAAACTGTGCGGGGCGTCGCAACACCGGGCCAGCCCCCAGGCCCGGGCGTGGCGGCGCCCCCCCTGCACCCAGCCACAGCCAATCGCACCCGGCGCGACGCCGGCGGGGCGGGAGATCCATCATGCCAGACAATGTGACGGCGCCAGCCGGCGGCGTGAGCTTTGCCACCGACGAGATCGGCGGCGTGCATTTTCCCTATGCCAAATTGGCATGGGGACCGAACGATACCGCCACCCCGGTGGCCGATGCCAACGGTGCGCGGCTGCCGGTTGTGATCACTGTCCCGACCGGGCAGCAGATCGGGCTGGATGCGCCCACGCTGGCAGCGCTGGGCACGGTGGATGCCAATGTGACCGGGATTGTGGCGCTTGATGCGGCCACGCTGGCGGCGCTGGAAAACATCACCGTGGTGGTGCAGGAGCCGCCGGCGCTGGTGCTGGCCACGGCGGCGACGCTGGCGGCCGGTGCAGCGACCGCGCCGCTGACGGGCGTGCAGGCGGGCAGCTATATCTTCGAGGCGATTTTCACCGGCGCTGATCTGCAACTGCAACGGCTGGGGCCGGACGGCGCCACCTGGATCAACGCCGGCGTGCTGGCGGCCAGCGGCAGCGTGGGCGTGGTGCTGGCGGCAAATGACACGATCAGGCTGCGCAACAACAGCGGCGCGTCGATCACCGGCCTCTTCGCGCGGGTGGCCTGATGAGCCGCTTTCTCAAATCCTTCGGCATCGCGCGCGGCTGGGCAACCGCAGCGGCGCAGACGGGCATCAGCGGTGATCCTGATTTCAGCCTGTCCAGCGCCACCGTCACTACGGACTGGGAGCGCAGAGTGGTGGGCACGCTGACGCCCGTGAACGTGACAGAACCGGTGTATTTCGAGCTGGTGGATGACCCCGCCGGCTTTGGCGTGGAGAACGGCTGATGGCTATCCGCGTTCAGACTGCCGGCCGCACTGACCTGCGCCTTGCCACCCGCGTGGACAAGGTGAACTTCAACACGCCGCGCACCATTGCGGGCGCGGCCGGGCAGGTGCGCGGCAACTGGCAGGCCGTGTTCCTGCGGATGCCTTCGGGCCTGACGACCAACGCCGATTTCAACCTGCTGGGCCATAATCAGATCAATGACGGCCTGTTCACCGGATCAGCGCCCGGGGACGCCCGGCTGCGCATCGCCAGCGAAACGGTAACGACCGTCGCGCGCCGGCTGCGGCCAATGACGGAGCGCCGCAGTGGCACCACGCAAGCATATAATGCCAACACCTGGCTTGATATTGATCAGGTGCCCACCGGGGCCGGCACGTCGTTCATCTATATCGAGGGCATCCGGAACGTTGGCGACAATGTGACGCCCAATTGGGTGGCCTTTGCGGCGATCTGCCCGATCAACGGCGGCGCGCCATCGGTGCAGGTGCAAACCGCCAACAGCGCCTACATCACCGGCGGCGGCGCGATGCTGAGCCAGATCATCGTGGCTCAGAATGGCACGGCCAACCGCATCACGCCCGCCGGCTTCGTGTTCGAGCAATATCTGCTGGCGGAAGGTGATTTCCCCTGGCACACCAGCACCGATGCCGGCGTGACGGGTGCGGGCCGTCCGCATCTGGACGCGCTGCGGGCGCTGGCCAATGGCGCAAACCCGCCGGGCACGCTGCATACCTATGACAGCCTCATTGCCGCCCAGAACGCCGGCACGCTGGGCTATGCCAACCTCAACAGCGGGCGGTCTGAAAAGCGCATTCACTACACGCTGGAAAACCTGTCGTCCGCTGGCTTGACCGAACAGGTGGCAGGCACCAACAACCTCACCGTAACGACACAGGCCGCGCCGGGCGACGGGCTGGTTGTTGAAAACACCATCCTGCCGGCGCACTGGGCCCCGGGCACGCCAGTCATCACCGATCCGCGCCTTAAGTTCTTTGGCGGGCGCGGTCTGCTGCCTGTGGTGATCAGCGGCACCCATACCGGCAACGTGGAGCGGCGCTGGGTGCTGGCGGGCACGAGCACGCCGGTGGCAGGCTTCAACTGGGCGCTGCGCACCGTGACAAACGAGGCGTGGAGCACATCCGACACACTGCCGCCGGGCCATTATGACTTGCAGGTGCGCGATGCTGCGACGCCGGCGAACGTGGCCACCTTGCCCGATATATTGGTGGGCACGAAACTGCTGTTCCACGGCCAGAGCGGCATGGAGATAGCGATCCTGGGCGCTTCCAACCCCGACAGTCTGCCGGTGGCAGCGGGCGCGCAAGGCATCTTGTGCCGGCCCACCAACTACAACGCGCCAAACGGCACGACCACGATGAACGTCTCCCGACTGGTTGGTGGGCAGGCTCCGGCGCAATCCTACATGGCCATTGAGCTGCTCAATCGCTGGAACGCGCTGAACCCCGGCCACCCGCTGATGATCAACGTGATGGCGATCAACGGCACCACCATGGATACCGAATGGGCAGCGAATGCCACCATCGGCGGCTGGACGTTCCTGGGTGCGGTGACGGATGGCGTTGGCGCGGGCGTGGTGGGCTTCTGGGCGTGGTTCCTGTCCCAGCAGATCGATGGCCACGTGCTGATGTGGCACCCCGGCATGGGCAGCACGGAAGCCGGCCGGCAGCAATATATCGACGCCATTGATGCGCGCTTTGCCAACAGCCCGCAGGCGCCGTGGATGATCCTGCCTTCGTGGCGCGGGCATCGGGCCAGCACGGGCAGCGATGGCATCGTGGTGCGCGACAATGCGGTGCGGATGGTGCAGCAGCTTGGCCCGCGCGGCTATCTCGGCTCGCAGTGGAGCGACATTCTGGCGGACGGCAACCCGCTGCCGGCAACCCCTGCTGATCCCGGAAGTCTGCATCCGGCGCGCAAAGGCTCCGGCGTCGTTTCGGATGCGAACGTGGTGGGGGCATCGCGAGCAGCGCGCGGGCTGGCAGCAGAAGGCGCGCGGCTGTTCAACCAGACGGTGCAGCGCACATTCCGGATCGGCGGCATCACACCCAGTAACGGCGGCGCGTGGAGCGACAATGGCGGCGCGACAGTGCAGGTGGAGCTGGGCCGCAAGGCGCGGACATTGAATGGCGCTGCCATCCATACGCCGATGATCTCGATCAGCCTGGACAGCGGCTCCAGCTGGAACAACAACGGGGACACGTTCACAGCGGCGTTCGATGCCACCAGCACCCGGCTGGTGCTGACCCCTACGGCGGGCAATCTGGCTGCCTGGCAGTCGGCTTTCAGCGCCGGCACGCTGCGGGTGGATTATGGCCGCGTGTGGCCATTCTCGCCGGCCACCGGCAACCTCAATGAGGCCACGATTGAGCCGGCGTTTGATGGCCTGATCTATGACATGGCCACGTGGCGCGGGCGCGACAACTTGGCAGTGCCCGCGGGCAACGTGCTGCAAGGCACCAACCGCAGTGCCGGCGCCAATGCCGGCGTGCCCGTGGTGGCGAAGGGCAACCCCAAGCTGGTGACGACCGAACGCATGAGCGGGCCGCGAACCGTGACGGTGCGGATGCGACGGGTGAGTGATGATGCGGTTCTGGCAAGCCGCACGTTCAACCTCACCACCACCAGTTGAGGAGGGTCGGCATGATCCTGACCCATTTTCTGGCGCTGATGGCAGCAGCGCCGACCATATTGATGGCCGAGGCCGCGACATTGCCGCTTTCGGCAACGGCGGCTGGCCTGACGGGCGGCCGCGTCGATCCGGCCTTGCTGCCGCGCTTGAAACTGCGCCGGGACAGCCAGGTGCTGCCGGTGCGAGGCGACTGAGGAGACGGGCGATGGCAAAATTTGCCAGCAAGGAGGTGATGGATGCCGCACTGGGCGTGCTGGCAGCTGCCAACCACCTGGTCGTGCTGTCCGGTCAACCGGCGAGCTTTGCCGCAGCCAGCAGCAACGCGCTGGCCGAAACCCCGGTGAGCGCGGCCGATTTTGAGCTTGGTGCCGGCAGCGGTGGCGGGCGGCGGCTGCAGGTGGCGGCAAAGCCGGGGCTGACGGCGCTGGCCAACGGCACGGCCGATCATGTCGCGCTGCTCGATACTGCGGGTGGGCGGCTGCTCTATGTCACCACCTGCCCGGCCCAGCCGTTGCTGGCCGGGATGCCGCTGGGTGTGGCTGCCTGGCAGATCGAGATCGGCGCACCGGTTTGAACGGTGAGGAGGGCTGAGCGCCATGAGCATATTCGTGAAGGACCCGGCGGCCAGCGTTGACCACGCCATCGACTGGGACGCCGGCTATCTGGCCGGCCGCAGCATCGTGGGATCGACATGGTCGGTGTTGCCAACAGGCGACGAGGTTCCGCTGCAACTGACCGGGGCGCGGATCGTGGGCGGGCGCACGGCGGCGCTGCTGTCGGGCGGGGTGGCGGGGCGCGTGTATCGCATCACCAACCGGGTGACGCTGTCCGACGGGGGCAGCGATGAGCGCACGCTGGTGCTGCGGGTGGAGGAACGCTGATGGCGGTGAGGGAACTGGACGCCGGCCCGCTGGTGGTGGGCCTGGCCGAGTGCAAGGCGGCGCTGCGGCTGGACCGCGACGACGAGGATGGCCTGATTGCCGGGCATATCCGCGCTGCCACCACATTGTGCGAGGCGTTCACCGGCCAGTGGCTCATTGCCCGGGAGGCCGAACAGCGGTTGCGGGCCGATCTGGCCTGGCAGCGGCTTCAGGCCTGCCCGGTGCAGGCGGTGATCGGCGTGTTCGCCGGCGCCGCCGCGGTGCCCGATGGGTGGGAGAGCGAGATCAGCGCCGATGGCACGGGGTGGCTGCGGCTGCAGAGCCGACCGGCGGCCGGCACGTCTGGCCTTGCGGTGCGCTATCGCGCCGGGATCGGTGCCGACTGGAACGCCGTGCCGGAGCCACTGCGGGCCGGGATCATCCGGCTCGTCAGCCACTTCTACAGCCACCGTGACGCCGCCGATGCCGGCCCGCCGCCGGCCGCCGTGGCGGCGCTGTGGCGGCCGTGGCGCCGGATGCAGCTGGGGTGATGGCCATGGATGAGGAATTGTCCGGATCATTGGACGAGCAGGTTGTGCTGGAACGCTGGCAGAGCGCACGGGACGACGCTGGTGACGATGCTGGCGCGTGGGTGACGGTGGACAGGCTGTTTGCCTCGGTCCAGCCGCTGGGCCCGCTGGCGGCGGCGCGCGGCGGCGATGCGGCACGCTCTGGCCGGCGCTGGCGGGTGGTGCTGCGCCATCGTGACGACGTCAGCCTCTCGAGCCGGCTGCTTTGGCGGGGGCAATTGCTGAGAGTGCGAGCCATTGCCGATCCCGGCCGCCGCCGCGATCGGCTGGAACTCCTGTGCGAAGGCCAGCCGGCATGAGCGGCGCGGAGGCCCCGATCATCGGGCTGCGGCGGCGGGGCGCCGGGTTGGCGGCGGCGCTGCTGGCCCGCGCCCAGACGCGGCTGGCGGCCCGCTGGCAGGCGGTAGGTGCGGCCACGGCGGCGAGGGATGAAGGCCTGGGCCTTTCGGGGCCTGGGCTGGCCGCGCGCCGGCGGGGGACGCGCCACCGGCTCGCTGATCCAGGGCTGTTGTGGCCGGGGAGGGATCTATGAATGTGGCCCTGAGCGTACAGCAGGCGGTGGTGGCGGCGCTGGGCGGTGTGGCGGGCCTGAGCGGTGTGTTCGACGGGCCGCCGCCCGATGCCGCGGCACCTTATGCGGTGATCGGCCCCGATCTGGTGACGGACCGTGGCCACAGCGGCGGCCGCGCCCATGAGGTGCGCTTCCTGGTGACGATCTGGGATGACCGGGCGGGCGGGGCCCGCCTGCGCGGCCTGGTGGGCCGGGCCGTTGCGGCCCTGACGGCGATGACCGGCAATCGCGACGGGCAGCGCATCGTGCTCTCCCGGTTGCTGCGCGCCACGGTGGAAGGCGCCGACGCCGGCTGGCGGGCCGGCCGTATCGAGATCGCGGTGCTGACCGAGACGATCTGACGAGAGGAGCGAACGACATGGCGATGGAAAAGGGCGCCGCCTTCTTGCTGAAGGTGGGCAATGGCGCGGTGCCGCCGGTGTTTGCCACCGTGGCCGGGCTGCGGACCACGCAGCTGACCGTGAACACCGAAACCGTGGTGGTGACCAACCAGGGTTCCGGCGGCTGGCGGGAACTGCTGTCGGGCGCCGGCGTGCGATCGGTGTCGCTCTCGGGCTCCGGCGTGTTCACCGGATCGGCTGCGGAAGCGCGCGTGAAGGCGACCGCGCTGTCTGGCCAGATCGATGACTATCAGGTGCAGTTTGAAAGCGGCGAGACGATCAGCGGCCGCTTCCAGATTGCCCGCCTGGATTATGCCGGCGATTTCAACGGCGAACGCACCTACAGCCTGCAGCTGGAGAGCAGCGGGCCGGTGGTGGCGGCCTGATGACGGCAGCAGCCAATCCGCTGCGCGGCGAGGCGCAACTGGACCTTGGTGGAGACAGCCTGCGGCTGCGCCCCAGTTTCACCGCGCTGGTCGCCGCAGAAGCCGAACTGGGGCCGCTGTTCGCACTGTGCGAGCGGGCGGCAGCGGGGCAGCTCACCCTTGCCGAGATGGCGGCACTGTTCTGGCACTGCCTGTCGCCTCCAGTGGCCATGACGCGCGATGAATTTGCCGAGGCCCTGGTGGCGGGCGGCATCGCCCATGCGGCACCGGCGCTGCGGATACTGCTCGGCCAGATTCTCGCTGGCCGGTGACAGGGATGGCGCCGCGTTTTGGCGAGGTGGCCCTGCGCGCCGCGCATCTGGCGGCGGCGCTGCTGGGATGGAGACCGGCAGAGTTCTGGGATGCCACGCCGGCCGAACTGATCGCTGCACTGGGCCTGCGCGATGCCCCGCCGACCGGCCCGGCCGATTCCAGCCTGCTCAAAGGCCTTATGGAGCGATATCCCGATGCATGCTGAACCAATCGACGAACTGGTGGTGAAGCTGAGGGCCGACACCGGCGGCTTCATGGCCGGTGTCACCGATATCCAGCGCACGCTGGACGGGCCGCTGGCCGGCAGCCTGGAACGGGCCGGCGCCGGCCTGTCGCGCACGCTGGGCCGGGCGCTGGCCGATGGCAAGCTTGGCTTTGATGATCTGCGCAGGATTGCCAGTGCGGCACTGGCCGATATCGCCGCCCAGGCGCTGCGGCTGGACTTTTCCGGTTTGTTCGGTCGCGGCGGCGGCGGCGCATCGCTGCTGGGGCTGGTGGGCGGCCTTTTGGGCCTGCCCGGGCGTGCCACCGGCGGCTCCGTCAGCGCCGGGCGGGCCTATCTGGTGGGCGAACGGGGCCCGGAGCTGTTCGTGCCCACCGCCGCCGGTCGGGTGGACGCAGGCGTGGGCGGGGGCGTGGGCGTGGGCGGCGGCCGGCCGGTCATCGTGAATGTGAATGTGGCGGTGCCGCGCGAGGCGGGCCCGGCCGTGATGCGGCAGACCGGCAACCAGGTGGCCCGTGCCGTCGCCCGCGCGCTTGAACGGGCGCAGCCATGATGGGCTGGTGGCTGGCCCGGCCCGAGGACCAGGGGCAGACGCGCTGGGTACGGCGCTTCGATCCGCGCTGGTGGACGGTGGACTTTCCCCGCCCGATGATGGCTGCCGTGGTGACGGAGGGGCCGGAAACCATCGTGGTGTCGCTGGAGTTCCAGCGCCGGGCCGATCTGGCCGGCCTGATCTGGGAATCGGCGGACCGCTGGAGCCACCGGCTCTGCGCGCTGGCGACGAACCGGGACTATCGCGGCCTTGTCTGGCGCTTTCGCTGGCAGTCGAGCGGGGATGTGTTGCCGCTCGATGCGGTGAATGGCCCGGTGCTCACCATCGAGGGCCGCGATGCCGCGGGGGCCGCGCACACCTGGTATGTCCGCCTTTGGAATTATGCCCAGGGCACGGCCAGCGATGCCGAGATCACGCTGGATTTCGACGCACTGGCCGGCGGCTTCCTGCTGCCGCAGGAGGCTGATCCGGTGTGGGCCGGCGATATCGACCGGCTGTTCATCAGCCTGGTGCCCCCCGGCTACGACGGGGTGGATGCGCCGCTGCCAGCCGTGGCGCTGGCAACGGTGCGGCTGACCACGCTGATGGTGGATGGTGCCGGCGCCGTGCTCCCGGCCGGCGCGCCCCTGCTGGTGCCGCACGACTGGCGGCTGTGCACCGCCTATGACGATTTGTATAACCAGACCCCGGAACGCATTCTCGAAGCGGCGCTCCTGCTCGGCTGGCGTGGCGCCATCACCCATTATGTCGGCATGAGCCACTTCATGGGCCTGCTGCCCGATGGGGGTGGCGGTTACGTGGCGGATCCGGCCCGTCCGCTGTGTGCACCGGCGCAGGCCTGGCATCGTGATTTCCTGGAACGGGCACGCGCTTTGGGCTTTGCGCCGATCCTGTCGCTCTCCATGGAACTGTTCGCCGCGCATTGCCCGCCAGAGTGGGCCCAGCGGGACGTAGCCGGCCAGATCGGGCTGACCGGCTGGGTGCCCCCGTCGGCGCTGCTGTCCCCCTGCAATGCTGCTGCCCAGGCCTGGCTGGGCGATGTGGCGGCCGCGCTGATGGCGCTGGCGGTAGCAGCCGGCGTCGATCCGGCCTTCCAGGTGGGCGAACCATGGTGGTGGGTGGGGCTTGATGACCGGCCCTGCCTCTATGACGCGGCCACCGTGCTGCGCTGGCAGTCCGAACAGGGCAGCGCACCGCCGCCGATTGCCGACATCAGGGGCGCGAAATCGCCGGCCGAACAGGCCTATCTTGATTGGTGTGGCACGCGGCTGGCCGAAGCGACGGCAGGCATGTGTGCCGCCGCCCGTGCCGTGGCGCCCGGCACCGTCACCCATCTGCTGTTCTATGCGCCGCAGGTGCTGCTGGCGGATAGGCCCGATCTGGCGCGCGCCAATCTGCCGGTGGCATGTGCGCACCCGGCCTTCGATGTCCTGCAACTGGAAGACTATGGCTTCGTGACCTCAGGCAATCAGGCCGGCCAGATGCGCGCCCGGGCGCTGGTGGACGCGGCGTTGGGTTATCCGCTGACAGCGCAACATTATCTGGCGGGCTTCGTGCTGGATGCCGGCGATGCCGCCAGCCTGTGGCCGCTGATCGCCGAAGCGGCGGGTGCGGCCGCGGCACGGGGCGTCGCCGAAACCTTCATCTGGGCCTGGCCGCAGACGGCGCGCGACGGCTTCACGCCCTTCCGCATCACCGGCAACCCTGGCGGAGACGACGACATGAGCGGCTTTCACGATGTGCGCTTTCCCCTCGAGCTGGGCTTCGGCGCGGCCGGTGGCCCGGCCTTTTCCACGCAGGTGGTGGTGACGGGTTCAGGGGCGGAACAGCGCAATGCCGAATGGAGCGATGCCCGGCTGGAGTATGATGCCGGGCTGGGCATCAGGTCAGAGGATGATCTGCGGCAGCTGCTGGCCTTTTTCCGGGCACGACGCGGGCAGGCGCACGGGTTCCGCTTTCTCGACCCACTCGACAACAGTTCGGCCAGCCCGGGCGCGGAGCCGGCCGCCACCGATCAGTGGCTGGGCGACGGCGACGGGATGACAACACGCTTTGCCCTGGTGAAACATTATGGCGACGACGGGCTGGGGGCTGATCCACCGCAGACCCGCCGGATCACCCGGCCCTGGCCCGACAGCGTTGTGGTGGCGGTGGCCGGCGTGCCGCTTGCCAACGGCTGGACGCTGGCTCCGGGCGGCTGGATCGATCTTGCCGAACCGCCCGCGGCCGGCACCAGCGTGACGGCTGGATTTCGTTTCGACGTTCCGGTGCGCTTTGCCACCGATCGCATCGAGGTTTCGCTTGCCGGCTGGCGGGCCGGTGAACTGCCCTCGGTGCCGCTGGTCGAGATCAGGGAGGGCTGAGATGACCTCGCTTGGCGAACGGCTGACGGCCGATCTCACCCATCTCGCCCTGTGCTGGCGGCTGGTGCGGCGTGACGGCGTGGCGCTGGGCTTCACCAGCCATGATCGGCCGCTGCTGATCAACGGCCTGCTGCATGCGGCGCGACCTGGCATCAACCCTTCAGCGGTCGTGCTGGGCGACGGGCTGGCCGTCGACGACATGGAGGTGGCGGGCGCGCTGTCGGCCGGGTCGCTCACCCGGGCGGAACTGCTGGCCGGCCGGTGGGACGGCGCGAGGCTGCTGCTGTTCCTTGTGGACTGGCGGGCGCCCGAAGCCGGCTGGCAATGGCTGGCGGAAGGCAGGTTGGGGGATGTTGCGGTGGGTGAGGGGGCGGATGCCGGCTTTGTCGCCGAACTCGCCGGGGCGGGAGCCGCACTGGGCGCAGCAGCGGTGGAAAGCTGCTCGCCCGAATGCCGGGCCGAACTGGGTGATGCCCGCTGCCAGATCAGCCTGCGCTCGCGGGAGCGCATTGCCACGGTCACGCAGGCTGACGGCGACCGGTTCATGCTGGCCGATCTGGTGCCGGCGGATCACGAGCATGGCGATATCCGCGTGCTTGATGGTGCTTCGGCCGGCCTGTCACGGCGCCTGCTGGCGGCGATCGATGGCTGGCTCATCCCTGATGAGGCATTGGCGCTGGCACCGGGCGATCGGCTGCTGGTGCGCGAGGGCTGCGACAAGCGCTTTGCCACCTGTCGCGATCGCTTTGGCAATGCCGTCAATTTTCGGGGCGAACCGCATGTGCCAGGTGGCGACCTGCTCACCCGGTACCAGATCGGATGAGCCGGTGCTTGTCAGGTCGCCGGCAGGCTGCCGTGCTCGCTGCCCGTAGCGGGGTTGGCACCCGCTTCCGGCCGCAGGGACGAACCCCCGGACTTGGGCTGGACTGCATCGGCGTGGCGCTGCTGGCGGCGGCCGGCGCCGGCGCCAGCGTGGAGGCGGGAGACATTCCGGCTTATGCGCTGTCCGGCGATCATGATTGCCTCGTGTCCGACACCCTGCGGCGCCTTGGTTGTCGAAGGGTCAGGCAGGCCCGGCCGGGCGATCTCGTCGAATATGCGCTGGCCCCGGGGCGCCGGCACCTTGCGGTGGCAAGCGAAGCCGGGATCATCCACGCCCATGCCGGTCTGGGTCGGGTCGTGGAAGGGCCGACACCAGGCGATTGGCCGGTGTCGGCCGTGTGGGCGCTGCCCGGCATCCGCTGAGCCACGCAGCAGCATGAGGATCTGAACAATGGCAACACTGGTGCTCGGCTTTGTCGGCCGGGCCATTCTCGGGCCGGTGGGCGGAATTGTCGGCACGCTGGTGGGCGCCGGCATCGATCGACGGCTGTTCGGCCGCCGCAGCCAGGCAGCCCGCAGCGCCACCCCTGACATCCAGTCCGCCAGCTACGGCGAACCGCTGCCCATCGTCCATGGCCGCATGCGGGTGAGCGGCAACCTGGCCTGGGCGGCACCTGTCAAGGAAACGGCGGTGCGCAGCGGCGGCGGCAAGCGCGGGCCGGCCACCACCAGCTATGCCTATTCCGCCAGCTTTGCGGTGCTGCTGTCGGCGCGGCCGATCATCGGTGTTGGCCGGATTTGGGCAGATGGCAAGCTGATCCGCGATGCAGGCGGCCAGTGGCTGACCCCGGCGACCATGCGCATCCACAGCGGCAGCGAGCGGCAGCAGCCGGACCCGCTGATCGCCGCGGCGGATGGCGCGGCGCCGGCGTTTCGCGGCCTGGCCTATGTCGTGTTCGAGGATTTCGCGCTGGCCGATTTCGGCAACCGCCTGCCCAATCTGTCGTTCGAGGTGATTGCCGATGCCGGGCCTGTCGATCTGGGTTCGGCCCTGGCGGCGGTGGCCGGGCGCGCCGGGGTGGTGCTGCCGGTGGCGGGCGATTTTCCCGAGGTCAATGGGTTCTATGCCGGCGCCACCGGGCCAGTGAGTGATTTGCTGGGCCCGGCACTGGGGGTGAGTGGCGCCGTGCTGGCAGCCGGACGGGCGCTGGTTGGCCCCGGGACGGCGGCGCGGCCGCTTGATCCTGCGCAATCACTCGACAGCGAAGCTGGCGGTGCAGGCCGGGCCCGCAGCCAGATGCGCGATCGCCACAGGCGGTCGGCGGCGGGCACGGCGCCCGATGCCGTTGAACTTGGCTATTACGACGTGGACCGGGATTACCAGCCTGGCCTGCAACGTTTCCGGTTGCGGCCCGGCGAACGGGTGGCCAGCGAGGGCCTGCCCGTGGCGCTTGCAGCCAGCGCGGCCAAGCAGCTTGGCCGGGATCAGGCCCTTCGGCTGATGGCGGGACGGCAGCGGCGGACGCTCAGGCTGCCCTGGCGCCATCTTGGGCTGTTGCCGGGCCATGTCCTCGATCTGCCCGACGGGCGTTGGCGAGTGACGGAAACCCGCTTCGAGAGTTTCGTGCTGGCCGTGGAGCTTGTCCGCCTGCCGGGTGGAACGGCGCCACCTCCGGCCAGCGACGGCGGTCGCGGGCTGGACCATGGTGACCAGCCGGCCGGACCAACCACGCTGGTGGCAATGGACTTGCCGCCACTGCCCGGCGCGCTGCCGGATCGCCCCATGCTGTGGTTGGCCGGTGCCGGGCTCAGTCCGGGGTGGCGGCGCGCCGGTGTGCAGATCAGCCTGGATGGCGGCCAGAGCTATGAATTTGCCGGCCTTTTGTCGGCGCCGGTTGTGATGGGGACGGCACAGACCGTCCTCCCGCCGGCCAGCCAGGCAGGATGGGACCGGATCGGCACGGTGGACGTGCAGTTGCTCGCGCAATCCATGTGGCTGGAGGCGCGCAGCGAGGAGGCAGTGCTGGCCGGCGCCAATCTTGCCGTGCTGGGCGATGAGCTGATCCAGTTCACCCAGGCGGCGGCAATTGGCAGCGGCCGGTTCCGCCTTTCAGGCTTGTTGCGCGGGCGGCGCGGCAGCGAATGGGCGATTGGAGAGCATGCGCTGGGCGAGCGGTTCGTGCTGATCGATCCCGTCGCCATGCTGGCTTTGCCGCTGCCGCTGGAACGACTGGGCGAGACAGTGCTTCTGAAAGCGCAAGGCAGCGGCGATGCCGGCGCGGCTGTGCAGGTTGTTCGGGTGGAAAGCGCGGCCATTCGTCCACTGGCGCCTGTTCATCTGCGG